TCGTCCTTCTTCTTCTCTATTAAAGAGCGTAGCTCTGCATTCTCAGAGCTGAGACGTTCAATCTCTACATGCAGCTCATCTATTTGTCTTAATAAAGATTCTTCCCATGTCATTATACTACTCCTGTTTTTATATAGTATTGTTCTTTATAGGGGTCAAGTTTTTCATTTGCAATATCGCAGAATCTTTGGGCAGTAGCTTCTTTGTGCCACGATCCCAGGTACTCAGTACACCATTCTCCGTCTATATAAGTACACTTTAATACCATACTCATTATACTGCTCCTATGTCATGACTCTTTATAGTTGTGGTTACTAGTCTGCCAAACTTATCATAGATATAAGTGGAGACTTCCTGTGTTTCATCCTTTACTTTAACAGAGGTTTTTACATACCCCTGTTCTTTCTCGTAATCTACGGGAGGAGGGTTGTGAGGGACTCGTACAACTTGTGATATACCTTCAATCATACTTCCATCTCCTCTTATACCACTCGTCGAATTCAACGAAGTGACTCTCTAGTTCAAACCTTATAGTATCGCCATAGATATCAGTAAAGATTTTCATATCCCACTGATGAGTTTCGCAATTTTCTTTACACCACTTCTACAATCATACCTTAAATCGCTATGAGTGTGATGTTGAAAATACGAACCCATTCGCCATACACGTTTATAATCGTCTATTTCTTGCGGAGTCATCTTCCTTATTTCCTTCCTTAATAGATTTTTGCATTGCTTCATGATCGCGTCGAGCTTCCCATTCGGCCTGCTCTCCTCGATACTGTAGATACATCAGATAAACAACTACCATGATAATAATCAAAGCAATGCATGCCCCAATGTAATCTACTATTAACAATAAGTTTTCCACTACACATTCTCCCATAATAAATCTACGAGTATTTTCTCATACTCATATGCTTCTACTTCCCATGGGTGCTCCATGTATTCTAGGTCTGCACAGTCAGTGTGAACACCGTTATGCTTCCATACATGGTCTACCATGTTGATTTGGCTTTTACAAAATTGTTTTGCATGAGTAAGTTCGTGGGCAAGTGTACCTGCCATTTCGTGTGGTTCATACTTGATGATTTCGCCGTCCTCGTACTTCCAATGGGTCGCAATATCAATAGTCGATGAGTCTTGATCGCCGGTGCACAGACCTCCGTAGAGACCAGTGTCCTCGATAAATTTAGCATAGCGAATATTGATATCATAATTGACACCATCTGGAAAGAGGGCAACTATACATTCGTTGATGAACGTATCGAACTCAGGTAAGTTTCTGCCTTCGGTTGTTACTTTTATCATATAATTTCTCCAATTCATGAAAACTATTATACGCCCTATTCAGCAAGTTGTCAAGAACTATATTACTTTTCCAATGACACCCAACATCTTATGGTTTTCTTCTCTATATCTTCGTATGTCTTAGAGTCGCAGTGAAGTACTACTATTTTATCGTTTTCAGGATTCTGAGGGAGATTAACACCCTTTAGAGTGTAAGTATCTTGTATTTCTCTACCCGAAACCATACTTTCAAAAGTAATAGCCACTCTGCCCTTATTCAAGGCTTTTATCATATTTTCTAACATATTTAATTCAGACCAAAAGGATTCTTTGCTTCATTGTCCTGTCTCTTTCTTTCTCGGACAACTGCTGCAGCTTTCTTCTTTTGCCTCCTTGTAGCCTTCTTCTCGTGATATTGTTTTTCTCTGTAGTCAAAGAGAATATTGCTCTCCGTGATCTTACGTTTAAATAATCTTAATGCTTGTTCTACATTACCATTTTTTACCTTTACTTTCATCCTGTTTTAAACCTATAGCCTCTCTTACGAATGTAAGATACTTGATTACGAATAGACTGCACAGTTCTCCCAGGTAGTAGCCTTACCATCTCTTCTACATCTAAGTGATAGTAGTGAGTAGCAAGTATCCTTCTCTCGTCGGTAGTCCACGGTCTCTTTTTATATTTTTTCATGGGAGTATTATACTGAAAAGCGGTTGCTTTGTCAAGAAATTTTTTTAGGGTCGCTCAAAAATTTTTCTTGACTTTTGGTGTGTTTTTCAGTATAATTCACACTTATAGAAAAGAGAAAATATCTAGGAAAAGTAAGAAAGTTCTTGACTTGTTGCTTATTTCTGCGTATAATTATTATTCTGAAGTGGAGAAACCAATCCAAGAAACGGAGAATTTAATGTTAGAATATGCCATATTTGTGTTCTGTGTAATAGGTTGCGGGCTTACTTGCCACGCACTAGGAAAGCAGGAAGGCATCGAAACAACAATTGAACACCTAGTAGACAATGGTTTGCTAGAACTAGACGAGGAAAAATAAAATGCCAGCAAAATTTAAAGAATCAGCAAAACTTATGATAGACCGTAAGGCTAAGAAAATGAAAACAGTACACTATTACCTCAAAGGTACGTCTACAAAAGATCTTGTAGCTGCGATAGAGAGTAGCAGTACTAGACCTAAGCACAAACAAAAGTTCAGAAACGAACTTACGCGCAGAGGCGTTACCGTTGGATAAGGTAACAATTTACAGTAGAGACGGGTGTGTCTGGTGTGACATGGCAGCGGCGTTGTGTAAAGAAAAAGGTGCAGATTACATAGTATTAAAATTAGGCGTAGACTACGAAGTTGAGGATTTTACTTCTCACTTCCCCTACGCCAAAACTGTGCCTCAAATTTACTTTAATGGTAAGCATATAGGTGGATACGAAGACCTGGTTAGAAACTTCGTGTAGGTAAAATAAGCTCGCCTAGAGTAGCTTATATATGGGCTATTCTAGCCCGAGCTAAATGGAGAAAACGTTAGTGAAGAACCGTAAAGAGGCCGTTTGCATTTTATGCGATATGGTTACAATGATAAGTTGTTTAGCCTTGCCAGTTATTATTATAAGCATAACCGCCAGCGCAGCAATGTAAGATAGGAGACTCATATGAATAGAGAACAAGTACAGAAACAATTAGAAATAGATGAAGGTGTAGAGTATAAAGTATACTTAGACCACCTTGGATATGCCACCTTCGGTATAGGACATCTAGTGCTGGACACAGATCCAGAGCACGGATGCAAAATCGGCACTGCCGTAAGCGAAGATAGAGTGACAGAAGCATTCCAAAGAGATTTGGACATTTCTATTGCAGAATGTAAGGTTCTTTATGACTTGTGGGACACCTACCCAGGGGAAGTCCAAGAGATACTCGTCAATATGATGTTTAATCTTGGGCGTCCTCGACTTAGTGGTTTTAAAAACTTCAAGAAAGCCCTCGATAAAGAAGCATGGGGATTCGCTGCTATTGAAGGNAGAGACTCTAAGTGGCATAAGCAAGTAGGCAACAGAGCTGAAAGGCTTATGGTAAGAATGGAAAATGTCTAAAATTTTACTAGGAATTATAGCNGCAATGGGAATGGGAGGCTACTTCTACTACCAGACTGCTATAGTACCTATGAAAAATAAGATAGAAGAACAAACAGCAGTAATACTCGCACAAGATTTGCGAGACCAAGAACAAAAAGCAGCAATCGCTGCAATTCAAGAAAACCTTGAGACTACAACTAAAGCTCTCGGAGGCTTACAGCTTAGGAATCAACGAGCAGAAGAGCAAATGTCAGAGTATCTCGACATCTTTCGCAGACACAATCTCGCCAAGATAGCAAGTGCTAGACCTGGCAGTATACAACTTAGAGCCAATAGAGCTACAAAGGAGGTGTTTGATGCAATTGAAGACGTTAGCAAGTCTATCAGCAATCCTGATATTAACTAGTAGCTGTAGCCTACTGTTTCCTAAACCTTTACCTCCTCGTGAAGTACAGATTATAACGAAACCTGTAGCTATTGATGTTGTGCATCCTACTATGCCTCGTTCTTTGAACCTAAAAGAGCCAAAGTGGTATGTAGTATCTGATGCTAAGATTGTGGAAGAGTGCAAAAAAGACCCTGAAACAAAGGAAAGAGATTGTAAGTTAGGCAGAGAGGATTTGTATCCAGAAGGCTATACTTACTTTGACCGCTTTGTAGATGATATAAAAAAGAAACACGGGGGAGACCTTGTGTTTGTTGCTATGTCTGTTGCAGACTATGAGCTTATGAGTTATAATACTCAAGAGATTAAAAGATACATCAGTCAGCTAGGAGATGTAGTTATATACTACAGAGAAGTCACAACTAAAGCAAAGGAACCTGAAGATGGCGTACAGTGATAAAGTAATGGATCACTACGATAACCCACGCAATGTGGGTAAACTCGATGCGGGTGCTCCGAACGTCGGTACGGGTATGGTAGGTGCTCCAGCGTGTGGAGATGTAATGCGTCTACAGATTCTTGTAGATGAGAATGATATCATCACAGATGCAAAGTTCAAGACCTACGGGTGTGGATCNGCNATAGCCTCTAGCTCACTTCTAACAGAGTGGGTAAAAGGGCAACATGTCGATGAAGCATACAAAATTAAGAACACTGACCTAGCTTCTGAGCTAGCTCTTCCCCCTGTTAAGATTCATTGTTCGGTTCTAGCCGAAGATGCGATTAAGACAGCAATACGTGACCTCAAAGATAAGCGCAAATAAAATATTTCTTGACACTCTTTCCAAATTTTAGTATAATACTTATTCAAATTTAGGAGACTACCATCAATTTATTTTATTTAGACGAAGATCTCGACAAGTGTGCAGAGTATCATGTTGACAAACACGTTAACAAGATGATACTCGAAGCAGCGCAGCTTATCAATACAAACCTCTGGATAGATCATCTGTTCGGATTTGTACCGCGTGCTATCACTAAAGAAGAGAACAAAGTTCTTCAGGAAACTCGTAAGAAGTGGAAAGATGTTCCTATGGAAGATCGCCTCTTTCCTTACTTGCCCACCATGCAGAACCATCCTAGTTGTATCTGGGTGCGTTCTTCGTTGGAGAATTATTTCTGGACAAATTGTTATGCCTTTGCTCTTGGTAGCGAAGCACATTACAGATACGGTAGCGATCACAAGAGTCTCGCAATGTTAAAAGCATTGCCAGAACCTAAGAATATGGAAGACCACGGTTTCACTACATTTGCCTTGGCAATGACAGAGGAGCTAAAAGATTATGATAATCCTATACAGTCTTATCGCAATTTTTATATGCTCGACAAAGCTACGTTCGCGGAGTGGAAACATAGAGAAAAGCCACATTGGTGGGACGAAGAACTAGCCGACTATGACAACAGAATAAGTAGGAGTTAAAATGACAGACTGGACAAAAAGATACAATAAACTTATAGATGCTTACAAAGCTCCTTCCCATAAAATTGGTTACACTGAAAATCACCATATAGTACCTAGGTGTTTTGGAGGTTCTGATGAAAGCCATAATTTAGTAAGCCTCCCTCCTCGAGCACATTTTTTAGCACATTATTTTCTAATGAAGTTGTATAAAGGCACTTCAAAGGAGGGCGCAATGGTACTAGCATTTACTATGATGAATGTTGGGCACGGAGATAAGCGAAAGTTAAGTCCTGCAGCAAGCCGGTTATACGACTCAGCAGCAAAACAAAAGAGTAAAACCATGTCTCTTCTACAAACTGGAAAGGGAAATTCTCAATATGGAACAGTCTGGGTATATGACACTAGAGGTTTTACAGACTTTAAATATAGAATTAATGATAGAATAAAGAAAGGAGACAAGCTACCCGAACACTATGCCTTTGGTAGAATAACGCCTGATAGTAAGTGGGAAGGGGCAGGAGTCGGTTTAGAATATTGGAGTTGTCAAAACTGTGGCAATAAGTTTACTCGAAAAACAGGTAAAGTAAAAACCAAACGAACAAAAAAATGCCAAACATGTATACACACTCCTAAGCCTAATAGAATAACAAAATACAGACAAGAGTTTATAGATGCGTATAAAAAATTCGGCTCTCAGAACCAAGCCTGTAAAGCCATAGGAATATCTTACGGCTCTAAAGGGGACATGGCTAAACACGGTAGAAAAGTTTTAGAAGAAGAAGGGTTACTACAACCATTGAAAAGGACAATAACATGACAGTACGACTTATATCATCATCACACGATAATCTGATTGAAGAGATCGCTATGATGGCTAGGGTGTCTAATCCTAGTAACCAAAACAATAGTAAAACTTCTGAGAAGTTAGTAAAGTATCTAATCAAACATAAGCACTGGAGCCCATTTGAAATGGTGTCTCTTACGCTAGAGATTGATACTACTCGTGACATCGCACATCAGATAGTGCGTCACCGTAGCTTTGCTTTTCAAGAGTTTAGCCAACGGTACGCCGACCCTGCGGCGATGGGCTTTCCATTTGAATTACGAGAAACTCGTATGCAAGATGAAAAGAATCGCCAGAACAGTGTAGAAACTGAGGACGAGAACCTGCATCACATGTGGGTACAACAGCAGAAGCGTGTTATTGATGTTGCAGACGGAGTATATAAATGGGCAATTGGAGTAGGTATTGCAAAAGAACAAGCTCGAGCAGTACTTCCCGAAGGTCTCACAAAGAGTAGGCTTTATATGGCGGGGACGCTACGCTCATGGATACATTATGTTGATGTGCGTACAACCCCAGGAACTCAGAAAGAACATCTAGAAATTGCTCGCCAATGTGGGCATATTATCGAGCCTTTCTTTCCGATGATGAAGGAATTTATACATGACTGATAGATATATTAACGAGGCTCCTAGTGGAGAAATGCCTAAAATGCGTCCAGCCAATGCGCTAGACAAGCAAGAAGGCGGCTCTCACTATGACTTGCCTATACAACCTCTTGAGTATATTCATGCAAACAAGCTAGGGTATATTGAAGGTAATATTATTAAGTATGCAACTCGACATCGAAACAAGAACGGTGTAGAAGATATAAAAAAGATTATACACTATTGCGAATTACTATTGGAGTTAGAATATGCGGAAGAATGTAAAGAAGAAAGATCACGAGAACCTAACAGCGAAGAACATAGAAAAAGTGAAATCTCTTTTAAACCCTGGCTCCATAAGCGATAAACCCATAACTAAAAAAGAGGCGTGCGATATTCTAAATATCTCGTACAACACAACACGCCTACAAAAGATCATTGAAGAGTATGACGAAAGAAAAGAGTATACCAAAAAGCGTAAAGCAGGTTTGCGAGGTCGTCCGGCGAGTGATGGCGAAATCGCTGAAGCGTGCTCGAGTTTCCTCGGAGGAGATACTATTTCAGATATCTCAAAGCGGCTCTTCAGAAGTCCATCCTTTGTACGATCTATTCTCGAAAGAGTTGGCGTCCCGTCAAGACCGAGCAACAAAGAAGAAAGATTAAACACTCACTACTTTCCAGATGAGTGTGTATCTGAAGACTTTAGTCTCGGAGAGATTGCATGGTCAGCACAGTATCATAGTACAGTAATTGTTAAAGGAAGACTGACTCCTGAGTATCTTGCAAGCAAGCCAGGAATGACTTCTGTAAACTACGAGGATAAATACGGATGCCCTTGCTATGCAATCTATGTAGTACAGAAAATAGAGAGCGAAGA